TCAGCTTTGCAGGCGAGTACGAAGCCTTGGTAAGTTATGAGCACACTCTGGCTGACAACGTGCTACTAAGCGAGGACTACAAGGCGCAAGTAAAAACCAAGCGCACTTACAAACTCAATACGGGTTGGCTATTTCCTGAAGAGATAGAGGTACTGTGGGAGCTCATCAAATCGCCTGTGTGCTTCTTGCGTATTGCAGGCGAGTGGCTGAAAGTAATACCTATCACCCAGAAACCACTGTCCTTTGATAGCACCCGCAACCTGCATAGCTTTGTCGTCGAATTTCAACTATCGTCTAACGACTAATCTCTAAACCTATGTTCACCAATATACAAGAAATCAAGCAATATACTAACGTTTCTAACCGTTTAGACTTCGAGCTGCTCAAAACCTATATCGAGGAGGCGCTCCGCGTAAAAGTATATCCGTATATACCCAAGTCTACTGCTGAAACTTTAAGTGGCGACGAACTCGAACTGCTCAAAAAAGCCGTTGCTAACTATGCAGTAGCCTATGCTATTCCCTTCCTCAAGGTGAATTTATCCAATACCGGTGGTAACTACTACTCCGATGATAAGATGGAAAAGTCGCCTTGGTGGGACTTGCGCGATTTAGGGCTTTCGTCTATTGCTATGGGCGACCGCGCTCTGAACGATTGCATAACCCAGCTTATCGAGCAAGGAAAATTACCGCGCACAAGTGGTATCATTGGCAGCGTCAATGAGTTTGAGAAGTTTTACAGCCTCAATAGTTCGTGGGAGGTTTTCACTAAACTACAGTCCCTAATACAATGGATGTGGGAGAGTGTCGTCGCTCCACAAGTCAGCACCTGCACTCCTGATGATTTGCGCGCTTATCCTACTATATGGGAAAAGCTACAGCGTACCGTCGTTTTCTTTACTGTTGCCGAAGCCGCTCTAATGAATAGCTTCTCATTTACGGCTACCGCTATTGTACAGCAGTGGGAGGAACTACCTTGGCAAAAGAGCAAAATACTCAACGCTGCCGAGCTCTACAGCCTTGCCAAACGCTTGCAACAACTCGCACGCCACGAACTCGCCCAACTCAAACAGCTGCTCGAAAAAGAAGCAGTAGCTTGCTATAGGCCCTCACCAGCTGCCCAACAAGTAGAAAAAATGAAAAGCGGACTCTACTTCTAATCCCTAACACCTAAAATGGAACTTACTAAATTTAGCAAAGACAGCCTTTATCAGCGTATATCCGCCTCGTATATAGATGAGAATTTTCAGCTGCTTCCTGCCGAAGAGGCGGTTAAAACACGTTTGCGCCACATACACGGCTTGCGACTTTCTAACAAGTACTCTAAGCACCAAGCCATACAGATACACATTCGCGAAATGGGCGTAAGCCAAGCCACCGCCTACCGCGATTACTCGTGGGCAATGCAAATATTTGGAGAACTCGATAAATCTGACATCAATGCCGAGCGGGCTATATTGGCAGATAGTTATTGGCAGCTGTACCAAATGGCATTAAAAGATAGAGATTTAGAACAAGCGCGCAAGGCGTTAGATTCTTATTCTCGCCTGTTTAACTTCGATAAAGAAGAAAAAGAAATCAATTTTGAAAAGATTACCGCCAATGAATACCATATCAAGATGAGCCGTAAGAGTGCCAAGATGTTGCGCGCTGCCCTCACTTCAGGAGTAGTAGACTTCAACAACTTGCCCGCTACCGATACCGACTACGAAGACATAACCGATGACCCCGACGATGAAACCACTGATTAAACCAGTTAAACAAATCCTCCTCAACCCTATGCAAATGGCAGCTGTATCTGCCAACCGCTATGCAGGTGTAAAACATATCTGCATAGAGGCAGGGCGTGGTACGGGTAAGAGTACCATACTCGGCTGGTTTGTGAAGGAAGCGGCAAAGCAAATGCCACGTGCTACGGGCGTACTAGTAGGGGCTACTTTTGTGCAGATAAAGAGCCGTACTTTTCCCTCTACCAAAGAGGGGTTAGAGATGTTTGGCTTCTATGAAGAGGTAGATTATGTAGTAGGGCGTAACGGCAAGTCTATGGGTTTCGAGATGCCTTTTCAAGCCCCCAACTCGTGGAGCAACGTGGTGCACTTCTCTAATGGCTTTATCCTCGTGCTTGTCTCCCTCGATGACCCCAACAGTGGGCGCGGATTGAACTCTTACATTGTTATTGGCGACGAAGCAGCCCTCCTCGAACACGATAGACTCTTCAACAACGTACTGACAACCAACCGCGCCAAGAAGATAGCCTTTGATAAGGCAAGCCTGCTAAATGCTACTATCTTCACCTCATCGGTTGCTCTTACTAAAACAGGGGAATGGTTCACCGCACGCGAAAAACTCGCCAAGCAGAAGCCTACTGAGCATCTTTTTATCAAAGCCAACGCTCTGGTAAACCAAGAAAACCTCAAACCAGGGTGGATACAAGAGATGTACGAGCAACGCGTATCCGACCTGCTTTTCAATGCCGAAATAATGAACATCCGCCCTGGTAAGGTGACTGACGGCTTCTATGCTAAATTGTCAGCCGACAAACATTACTACAAGTACCAGTACAACACCACTGCCCTGCAAGACTTCTCGCAGAGTTTCACCCCCTCCTGCACCTACGACAACGATTTGCTAAGCGGTGTACCCCTCGAACTCTCTCTCGATTTCGGAGGGCGTATTAATTGCGGTATTGTAGCCCAAGAAAGCAAGGTAGCCAACACTATCAATATACTCAAAGACTTCTTTGTCAAAAACCCGCTCAAATTGTCAGATTTGATAAAGAAAATCATCGACTACTACGAGCCTCACCGCGCTACCTGCAATAAAATATACCTGTACCACGACCGTTCGGGCTTCAAAAGCGAGGCGAATAGCAAAACCACCTTGGCGCAAGATGTAGAGGATATGTTGCGTACAGCAGGCTGGCAGGTGTTCAATCGCACCCCCAACACCAATAACCCAAGCCATATCCTCAAATTCCGACTTATCAACGAGATATTAGAGGAAAACAATCGCTCCCTGCCCTTTGTCCGCCTCAATGAGGACAATTGCCCCAACCTCATCGTCTCTATGGAGAACGCTGCCGTCAAGCAGAAAGAAGACGCCTTCGAGAAGGACAAGAGCAGCGAACGCTCTAAAACCATACCCCAAGAGCACGCCACCCACCTCTCTGACTGCTTCGACTACCTTCTGTGGTGGAAGTATGCCTACCTAATCGACAACACCTACCACGATAGCTTTATCATCACCACCGTATAAACATAGTATAAAAAAATAAGAAAAAACTTGCAAATTATTTTTTTTGTTTGTACTTTTGCACCGTTAAGTTAAGTGTTGGCATAAAATCCAGCTATCATTATTTTTTCACATATAATCCGTGAAGGGGTTGTATAGCCGTAATGCTATACATCAATCTGCTTTCCAGCACTTGACTTAACAGCCCCCACTCACGGAATTTTTATTTTTATATTATTTGTATTTTTTGTGCTTTTATTGTCGTATTTTGTAAAATAAAATTTTGGATAAGTTTCACTAAAAACAATACCACTATGAAAGATAACATCATATACCAAGCGTTAAAACTCACTTTTAGTATGTTTTTTTCAGGCTGCTTGCCTTGGTTCATACTGTTAGCTATTATCTGGGCAATCGCAATGATTTTATACCCTTAACCTCCTTGCATAAAGCTGTTTGTACCCCCAAACAGCTTTATTTTTTGTCCTTTCTCATTAGCACCCCCTTCGCTACCTTTGCCAAATTATAAATAAAATAGTACTATGGCAAAGAAAACATCCTCTTCTATTGTTATAAAAATCAACGGAAAAGAAGTAGCCGATACTTTTTCAGGACTCAGAAGCGAGGTAAAAAAACTCTCCTCAGAACTTAATGGGCTCACCCCTGGTACCGAATTGTTCGAGAAAAAAGTTCAAGAACTCAAAAATGTTCAAAAAAGATTTGAAGAAGTAAAAGGCGAAATTCAATCCGTAAAAAAAGCTGTTGAAGAAAGCGTCAAACCTGTCGAAGAACTTAAAGAAGGTATCGGAAAAATACCCGAAAAGTTAGACGAAATACATAAAAAAAACTCCTCTTTTGGCTCCATTTTCAACAGTGTTTTCAAAGGCAATATGGCTACCTCTTTCATCGAGGGGCTGCTCGGCAAATTCCGCTCTTCTACTGAAGAGCTTCTCAAAATATCTGACCTGATGACAGGCGTAGAGAAAACCACGGGCCTTGCCT